TGTAGGCGTTACGTAGAATAGAACGACCTGAAGCATCACCATTCAGAGTAGTTGTGCGATAGTAGAGAGATTTGCTGATAGGAATGAAGTTATTGTTGTTCATCCCACCAACATCTTGCTGCATACCAAGGACATCACCAGTCTGTTGGTCTACATCAAACTTGCTAACAGTCCAAGGGGCGCGGGAGGCAATCTTACGAATACCCATACGGCCATCAGTGTACTTAGACCTTTTCTTGTCACTGCGGCTTGTTGGGCCTACCCTACGTTTATACACAACCTCGAACCAAGCAAAGCCATACGAGAGGTAAGATAGCGCCTCAGAGATATGGTCATCTAGAGTGTGATCCATGTCGTGAAGAACTTCTTCAACAAACTGAGCCTCACGCTTGGCTTCTTCGCTATCGTTTACAGGTTTTACTTTGATTTCTACGTCACGAAGGATTTGTTCTACAGCGTACATAACAGCACCGATAGTGCTATCGTTATCACGCATTTCTCTAAACTTACGAACAGCCTTCTTACCACGAAGCTCTGGTAGAAACTCGTCAGCACGAATTTGCCCATGTCGTGTATTTTGACCTGCAACACCAAGAACGAGTTTTGCTTCTGCCTCTGGGAGATTATTGACCATAACTATAGGTTTCCATCATCTATTTATAAGACCCTTAGAACTACTATAGACAAGGGCAAGTTTAGGTTTACTGTACCCATTCAACGACAACTCAGTTAAGGCCCACACAAGGGCATCAAGTCTGTCAGGAGAACCTATAGAACCTAATGGCTCCCATGTTCGCATCTGTGTCTCAAGCTCATTCAGACTAGACCCATCTGGGGGGTTTGCCACGTGCTTAACAAGATTACGCTCATATAGGGCAGATATAGGTTCAGCGCGGGCATATTTACCACGAGAAGCGTGTACAAGTTTAATAGGAACTGTTTCATCTTCACCTTCTAGTGTTGTTCTGACCATATCCCCACCTTGGTTTTTCTCAGCTACAATCCTATCTGCACCATATTGATGGTAGAGTTGGACAGCCTTAGAGGCCCAGCCTTGAGGGGATAGACGATCTGTGTAGTCACCTAGGACATAGGCAACACCATTCACATCTAGTGCTGCAACAACAATACCCGTCATGTCACTCTCAGCGTTAGAGGTAACAGCAGGGTCTAGTGCAACAACAATTCTGGTAAAGTCGGGGAGGTCTTCGTGCTTAACAGAACATCTGTCCAGCATATCTGTAGTCCACAGTGCGCCTTGCGCTTCCTCTAGGACTTCAGCGTAAAGTTCTTGCCTACCTAGTCTAGTACCCTCGTACTGCTCTTTAACGGCAGTCAAGTAGGTCGGAGCAAGGTTAGCAGCATTATCAAATGTAGACCCTGTAGTAACATGGGTCTTAGGGTCTTTAAGGATTTGTCTTACTAGTTTTGTTGGCTTAGGTGTAGTAGTCACCATAATACGGGGATGATCCCCTAGACGCATACAGAACTGTAGCATAGTCCAAGTGTCTATGTCTTTGTTCCAAGCGGCAAGCTCATCACACCAAGCCATCTGAAATTCTGGGCCACGAAGACGCTCAGGTTCCTCTGCCGAGAAGAACAAGACTTGAGCGCCATTAGCCCACGTCAGTGCCCTTTTGGTGGGAGACCACTCAGGAAAACCCATAGGCTTATCCTTGTAGGTCTTGTCACCCTTCCAGCAGACATTGAGGAAACCAGATTCCCCTTTAACCATAACCCGTTCAATATCCGAGTTGGTAGAGGCTACAGCAGCGATACGCTTAAAACCACGCTTAACTTGCTCTCTTACCCATTCAACACCAGAACGAGTTTTACCATAACCACGACCAGCATTGATGAACCATGTGTTCCAATCGCCAGCAGGCTCTAGTTGATTGTCTCTAGCCCAGAACTCCCACGTATGCTTGAGTTCTTCTACTTTAATTGGGCCTAGAGCAGCTAGAACCTCTTTAACCTTAGCTGGGGGTAACTGTCTAAGAACCTCAGACGTTATCTTCCTTTGAGGTGTGGTCATCTTCATTTAATCCTAGCAATCCCATCAGAGTGTCGATTGCACTTTCATCTAGCTCAGGGTCAACATCCTGCTCAACTTCATTAACTGTGTGAGTTGGCGACCACCCACCTTTGGAACGAAGGAACAGCTCTTGAGACTTGAAGTCCCCAGCTAGAGCTTGGTCAATAACTTTCTTACCAACCTGTCCGTTAATCTTAGCTCTCTCAGCTTCAATAAAGTTACCATATGTTTTGTACATGGTGGAAAGAGACTTAGGTGCTTGGGATAGGTGTTGCATAGAGGCGATCATCTGACGGATGCCAATACCACCTTGGATGCACTCTAGAATGTGTTTCTCTACTAGTTTACTGTAAGGTAGTTTTTCTGGCATCACTTGGCCCCTTGGCTCTGCCCTTCGGGCTTTAGTATTAGCAACAACAATAATTAGCTACAACAATAAAGTAACTTAAGTGGGTAGCACAGATTGAGAACTATAAGTTGTCATCGGCAAGACCTCATACCTATTATTCAACATAATCTGGAGGTGTTCGTCTTGGTTGACTGAAAACTACTATGTAGCTCTCTATACTTAAGTCCTATACTTAAGTTCTACAACATACACTGTATATAAACTAGTTATGTTAAAGAAGCGATAGTGAGAAACTTAAGTTATCCCCTTACCCCTTACTTATATATACCTTCACGATTGGAAATCTTAGACACTCTTTTTGGTAGTTTTTTGTAACTATTTTATAAGTGGTTGATAAGTAAGGAAAGAAAGTTGATCACTTTTTGTTACAGTTTGTTACATTATGGCTAAAGTAGGTAAGTTTGCTACCTTAAGATGTAAACTATCATCCTTTTGTGTTGATGCAGAGGTACTGCACATTGGTACAATACATTGCCAGAGTAGAGTTCCGCTCGTATGTGTGGGTCTTCGTTCATCTAATGACCTATTCTCGTTTCACTGCGAGGGTAGCGCAGGTTGTGTGCATCAAGTTAGAACCCGCTTCACTTTTTCTTTTTTTTTTGTTGTGGGGACTAAGGGCAAAAGTAATTTTTTGTTTTGGATTCATATGGGCATACCCAGCCCCACCGAATCACCCCCCCACAAAATAGGGGTCCCACGTTCATACGCCCATGATTTTGTCAAGCGAATTATGCAAATGTTTCAATACATCACTTTATTGTGAACAACTGTAACAAAGCCCAAATGTTTCACGTGAAACAATACGCAACAAGAATAAGTGTGACATAAATGCAACATAATCGCCTGTATTAGACAAAAGTTTAAGCAAATGAAAACAAATGCTTGACATAGGATAGGGTCGGGCCATGCCTAATTGAGAACGATTCGCATTTGCATATCGCCTTAGATTCGCACAATCGCTTGCATAGGTTTACACATTAACGCATTCAAATATATGAATATATAACCTAAGATTAAACCCTGCCTAAGCAAGGTCTAACCTAGTCCAAAGTCATATGGCCATTGCAACATAGAACAACAAGTAAGCAACAACAACAAATCCGATACAATCAACCGCCGCGCCTGTCCAACGCATTACATCCTGATATTTCATAGCGTGCTTTCCTTGTCTTCTTGCCAATACATAACGCTTTCAGGCGCGGGGGCATATGCTTTCCCGAATATAGCTAAACGCAAAGCAACGGGGCTTTCAGCTTTCACAATCCTATCTTCACCATTCAACCAAAAATGCGCGCAATATGTTATTGCCATGTCATTCCACCTTCTTTATTAGGCCATTGGCCATTGTTACTTGCCCGAAAAATTCCCGCCCTATTCCTGTTATATGGGGGCGATTGCATACTGTCAGGTTACCATTGGGGCGATATTCTGGCCCGAATAGGCTTGTTTCGATATAGCGCAAGGGCTTGCCGATAGATTCTTTTAAAGCCTTCTTGCTTGGGTAAACTGCAATCAATGTCATATCTTAGACCCTTTCCAGATTGTTGATTGCTTTTAAGGCGGAATAGCCTGTTACCGCGCATTTAGCATGAGGCATAAAATTGACATCGTGCCAGATCATAACGACAAAAGCATAAGTTGAAATATAGGTAGGTTTTCCCTCATATTCCGATTCTGCATGGCGTCTAATCAATTTAGACCAAGACTCTGCTGTGCCATAACCATATCGGAGCGCATGAAATTCCGCCACAAATTCTATTCCTGAATATTCCCAATTTATTGACATATCTTAGACCCCTTCTAGTTTGTTGATATTAGATAGCGCAGCGCGCTTGCTTGTCCCATGTGCCACAATCGCCACTGATTTAGCTTTAACGCCAGCACCCGCGCATAGTTTACAAGATTCGCAAGTGCTACGCTTGCCCGCCTCTTCACTGGCGGGGCACAACACTTCCTGTTTAGTGATCTGCGCCAAATCAGCAATAACCCTGAAAGTGCGCTCGCCCCTTTGCCATGCCCCTTGGGCTTGCCCTAATGTGTCGGCACTTGTCATAATTTGTTGCGGCATTGGGTTAATAGCGCCATGCGTATATGCGGTATGCCCTGCCGCGTCTAACAGTAAGCTTGACCAAATATAGCTAGGGACGGCTACACAATCCCCGTATGTGCCCAAGCGGATAGTTTGACCTGCCCCAAGTGCTGCTAGATTAGCATTGCCAGATTCGCATGGGTATTTGCCAGCCTTATAGGCTTTATACTTGCCCAATGGGCCATGCGCCAAAGTGACATAACACGAACGATTCTTTGCTTGCCCCTTGTCGCCAGCATGTGCTTGCCCGCGATGTATGCAATCGCCACAAATAGCCGAATCCTTGCCAGTGCGTGACGCGGTAACTGGATCAATTTCAGCGTGCAAAATATAAGTTTGAGCCATGTTGCCAGTTTTGCGATTCTTGCTGCCAGATTGAAACAAAACTACAATAGGCTGGCCGTCGATTAGGCTAGGCCCTTCATAGATGATATGCGTTAGATTTTTAGCCATTTATAACACTCCTATTTGTGTTGGCGTTGATATTAAACCGAAAAATATTCTTTAACGTATAAAAAACACATGTCATACTGCCCTAAATCAAAATGCGCACTTGCAGACTCAAAAGAATTTTGACGAAAAGTAAATACTTCGAAAGGTAAATCTTTATTATCAAAATCATTCTGGCAATATTCGCAAATCAAATCTAAACAAGAATCTAGAGACTCTTTTCTTGTGTCGTTATTGATCAAAATTTCGCGGATAAAATCGGATTCAATGTGTTCGTATGTCATGATCTAGATTCCTTATTGCGCTTGTAGATTGATAACTAAAACAGTTTTGTCCCAAAATGCCAGTTTGTCACGGGCGGATTCTGCTTGCGCTAATGTCATAGGGGCAAGGGGCAAAGCTTGAATTGCGTGGGGCTTTTCGATTGCCAGCCCGTAAATTTTAATAGCCATTGTCTTATTTCCTTATTGTTTGGTTGATTGATTAAACGCGTTTGAATTTTCTTGCGCGGCATTTTATGCGATAGGCTGGACTCTGAAGGTATGTGACTAAAAGCCCTATTGCGGCAAAGGACAAAGGCGCAACAAATAAAACAGAAAAATAGAAGAAAACTAAAATATCTAGCATGGCGTTGATTCCTTATTGTTTGGTTGGTTGTTGCGTTTACTTATCAGCCCAAGATTCGCTTAGGTTATCTGGCGCGCGTTTTCCTGTTAGCCTTGCATAATTATTTGCAGCAATTTGAGCGCGCGTAAACTTGGTGGCATCTAGTAAAGCTTGGTTTAGTATTTCAAGAAGTGACATTTTTAACCCTTGTTTGTGTTTCCTTGATTCGTTTATATAGACCCCGCCAGAATGCGCAAGCCTTTTTTTTTGTTGCCAGTAAACAATCTTGCGCGCCATAGGATCGGCCATAGGTCAGGGCTGATAGGATCGGCCATAGGATCGGCCATAGGATCGGCCATAGGATCGGCCATAGGATCGGCCATAGGATCGGCCATAGGATCGGCCATAGGATCGGCCATAGGTCAGGGCTGATAGGATCGGCCATAGGATCGGCCATAGGATCGGCCATAGGATCGGCCATAGGATCGGCCATAGGTCAGGGCTGATAGGATCGGCCATAGGTCAGGGCTGATAGGATCGGCCATAGGATCGGCCATAGGTCAGGGCTGATAGGATCGGCCATAGGATCGGCCATAGGTCAGGGCTGATAGGATCGGCCATAGGATCGGCCATAGGATCGGCCATAGGTCAGGGCTGATAGGATCGGCCATAGGTCAGGGCTGGAAAAATCCGCTTTACACTGGCAACGAATCGGTCTAATCTAATTTTAAATTAACGCTACCTAGGGGCAGGCCGAATCGGCTGCGTTCGCAAAAAGTGGGGCGGCTGGACTCGACTCAAGTATAGTATAGGTCGACTATACTTTTGCATATATTGACACCAATTTAGCATACAAAACAGAACGAATCATGAAACTATGCGTTTGCCCATTAGCTATACTAAAGAGACTAGAACGAATCGTGAAACTATACTTTTGACCATTAGCTATACTAAAGAGACTAGAACGAATCATGAAACTATACTTTTGCATATATTGACCTAGCGATTCGTATATTTTGGCGAAAATTCGGGTAGGTCAGCGTCAAATCTGCCTGACCCCCTACGATGGAAATTGTTCACCCCCTATGATGGAAATTGTTCAGGGATTCTGAAGACCCCTATGATGGAAATACTGGAGAAAATTATGATAGTGACAAAACAAAGAGAGACACAAGAACTTTTAGGTGAGCTAAAGGCTTTTTTATTGTATGACCCCCTAAGTGGAAATATAGTGTTTACTGACACAAGATATGGCGCAGTAAAAATAGGCCAGTTGGCGGGTTACGTGTCTAAAAAAGATGGGTATGGTAGGTTGTATCACAAAGGTAAATTATATCTCACCCACAGGATAGCTTGGGCGTTATATTATAACAAATGGCCTGAACATACTATCGACCATATCAACAGGGATGGTTCTGACAATAGAATCGAAAACTTACGTGATGTGACACAAGCCATTAACAACACAAACAAATCTGCCTATAAGCCAAGGTTACCTACAGTGGAAAATGATCAGGTAAAATTTTGTTGTTGACATCCCGACCGAATCGCTGTAAGTAAAACTCAGCAAGTTAGAAAACACCAAGTAGGAGAGACACAATGACCAACATCATTACCAAAGACATCCAAGACATCATGTATTATCTGAAGCAAACCCAGTGTAACCTTGAGCAATACATCACTGATGTTGATCGTGGTATCAATGTAAACCATGTGAACAAGCTCGAAGACTATCCTAAAACCAAGACTATTGAAAACCTGTTCTCTTACTTGATTGATGCTAAGAATGACATGGATCGTATCAAGGACAGCCTAAAAGAAATCCACGCTAAACTGGATGATCTGGTTGATGTTGTTGAATACGAAACTTTGGCAGAGAAGGTGCGCTAAAATGAACTACAATATATCTAAAGAAACTGCATTGGTAGCAGGCGATAATCTATCTGATGCAGCAGGTAATAAGTTTGTTGTTGTTGACCTACAGTGGAAAAACACTCATTCACAGTATGCTAGTGAGGTTCTGATTGAATGTGTTGATGGGCCAAGAAAGGGTCAAGTGAAGTGGGTTCCACATCAGTTTGCAATTCAATACAAGGACAAATAAAATGACACATAGCAGTCACCTAGTAGACGCAGAGATTACCCTACAGTTTTCTGACACCAAGAAGTATGAAATTATCCAAATCGAGGGTATCATCTGTAAGTGGGTATGGGCAGAGGGTACAAGGGGAAATGCAGAATACACTACTGTGTGTAATTGGGTATCTAAAGTGTTTGGGGAAAGTATTGATGGTTTCATTATTAACAACCTCGTAAGCTCTAAAGCTCTGGCATAAGGACAAATAGCATGATGACCGCAGTATATTTTGACTCTGGTATTGGTAATAAAGTGTTGGTTGCAGTGTTCATGTGGGAAAGGGATGCTGTAAGTTTTATTGCAACCCAATCACCCTACATGGGACTAAAGTTGTTAAAGCTCCCATCTGGACAAGCTGCAAATGGTTGGTACGAACTTGTCCAAGAGGTTAATCTTATTGACCCTACCGAGGATAAATAGAATGGAAAGTATTACAATGACTGTATAAGTACGTAACTGTGAATTTGATATTGATGTTTACGCTAAGGTTAGCTCTGGTGGTAGTGCTAGTTACGGATCAGATGAGCCGCCGTGGTTTGACGTAGACATTTTTGACATCTATAACCCTGTGCGTAACAGGTCAGTCAGTATCCACCTGTACGAAGAAATTATCAATCTGTACGAAAATAGCATTTACAATCGGTTCGAGAACGAGTATAGATAATAGCAAGAACTAAACGAATTAACCCCCACCAAGGAGAATCAAATGCTTACTATCCAGACAGTTCAAGAGCTTATCGAAAAGAAAGGCACTAAGATTGCCACTGTTAAGTTCATCAAGGCAGATGGCACTGTACGTACAGTGAATGGCCTATTCAAACCCTCTAGCAAGATTGTTGGTTCTGAACGTGGTGTTGCACAAGGGGAAGCTATGAAATCCCGTGGCCAAGTCCCAGTGTACGAACTATCTAGTAAACAATGGAAATCGTTCTATGCTGATAAAGTCCTAAGTATTGTTTGATAAGGAGAAAGACATGACATTTGATCCAACAACTAATCGTATTCCTTATGGGTTGCTTACACCAGAGGAACAAGCTACACTAAAGGCATGGCCTCATGGGATTGAAGCAACTACAAGCACACGGGATTGGATTGCGCTTGAAGGGGAACTTACATGGTTTGATTGTGTAGTGTATCGTGGTAAGCCAGCACCAAAGGTTACATCCTACTGGTTTAATCTCTATGAGGGAGGTAGGATTGGTCATTTTTGGCATACCCGTGGTGCCGCCGAAACTTTGGCGTTAGATAACACTACCATAATGCGTATGGATATTTGCAATGGCGAAGTCACTGTAACAAAGGAAACATGATGATGAAATATCTACAAGCGTTTACATACTGGATGGTGATTGTTGCAATCTTTTTTCACCATATCCCATACCTTCGGGCATCCTTTGAGGTAAAGACTGACTACTACTACAGGATCATGGCAGAGGATATGGGGTTATGGGAATGACTGATGAAGAATTGATCAAGCAACTGCGAGAAGTTACAGGTGGTAAGTTGTTCTTCACAAACACACCTAACCACCTGAGACTAACCGCCGCTGACCGCATTGAGCAACTTGTTGCGAC